CCGGGTATCTACGACCTACCGTATCTGCACCGTCAGATGATTGAGACACTTGGCGTGAAGAACGCTGAGAAGATTGTCCCGACTAAGGACGACATGAAGCCGACTGACCCTGTGTCGGAGAACATGAACATTCTGAACGGCAAGCCCGTGAAGGCGTTCCTGTATCAAGACCACGAGGCTCACTTGCAGGTCCACATGTCCGCGATGCAGGATCCGAAGATCCAAGCAATGGTTGGACAGAACCCGCAGGCGCAGGCAATTCAAGGCGCGGCAATGGCTCACATCATGGAGCATGTCGCGTTCCAGTATCGCAAGGACATCGAGACGCAGCTTGGTGCGATGCTGCCACCGATGGACGAAGACAAGCCGATGACGCCAGAAGTGGAGCTACAAGTCTCCAAGCTTGCGTCGTACGCAGCCGCACGTCTGCTCCAGAAGGATCAGGCCGAGGCTCAACAGCAGGCTGCTCAGCAGCAGGCACAGGATCCGTTGCTGGCACTTCAGCAACAGGACTTGCAGATCAAGCAGCAGGAAGTCCAGCGCAAGATGCAGAAGGACCAGTTGGATGCGGCGGCAAAGGCCGACGAGATTCAACTCAAGGAAGCCGAGCTTCAGGCCAAGTACCAGATCGAGAACCTGAAGCTTATGACCGAAGCCGCTGGACGTGCAGACGAAATCGCCGCCCGCGATGGCGACGACGAAGCTCGCTACGGTATGGACCTCCTTAAGATGAGCCAAGCGGCATCCCAACCACAGCCTGAACAGGCTGCGCCACCACCCCAAGGGTAAGAAATGAAGACATACCAAAACGTCGAAGACTACTTAATCTCCAAGCTCACGGAGAGGCACGAGGAAGTTTCGACGCACATTTGTACTGGGCGACTCGCAAATTTTGAGGAGTTCCGGGCACTCTGCGGATTTATGGATGGTCTGAAATACGCAGTAGAGTTAGTTAAAGACCTGCAAAAACGTCAGGAGCAAGACGCAGATGAGTAGTATTGATGTAGCTAAAACGGAAGAGATGGCAGCGAAGGCCACTCAGTTGCCGACCCCCAAGGGTTATCGGCTGCTGTGTGCTGTACCGCATGTTGAAGAAGAGTTTGGCAAGAGTGGGCTTATCAAGGCTGACGAGACCAAGCGGGTGGAAGAACAAACCACCGTCGTGCTGTTTGTCGTCAAGGTTGGTAATACCGCCTATAAGGACGAGTCGCGGTTCCCCACGGGGCCGTGGTGCCAAGAAGGGGATTTTGTCCTCACCCGTCCGTATTCGGGCACCCGCGTGGTCATCCACGGTCGGGAGTTCCGCATCATCAACGACGACTCGGTGGAAGCGGTGGTCGACGACCCCCGTGGCATCCGTCGCGCTTAAGGAATAATTATCATGGCTGAAAATTATAAGTTCCCAGACGAAATTGAAGATAAGGCACCTGATACTACCGACGAGGTTAGTGTTGAGGTTGTTGACGATACGCCGCCGGAAGACCGTGGTCGCAAGCCACTTCCCAAGGAAGTCGTCGAGGAGTTGGAGAAGGACAGCCTTGAGGAGTACTCCGACAAGGTCAAAAAGCGCCTCTCCCAGATGAAAAAGGTCTGGCACGACGAGCGTCGGGAGAAGGAAGCTGCCAAGCGGGAACGCGAGGAAGCACTCCGATTCGCTCAGGTGCAGGCTGACGAGAACAGACGCCTCAAGCAGCGGCTTGGGCAGGGCGAGAAACTCTTCATTGATGAGGTGAAAAAGACCGCCACCAACGAGATTGACGCTGCCAAGGCTAAGCTCCGTACCGCTTACGAGGCAGGCGACGTCGACCAGATTGCTTCCGCTCAGGAAGAGATGACGGACGCCAAGCTCAAATTAAAAGAATACGAAAGGTTCAAACCCTCTTTACAAGAGTCAGAAGAAGGTGTACAACATCCCCAACAGACGAGACCCGCCACAATCGACTCCAAGGCTGAATCTTGGAAGTCCAAGAATGATTGGTTCGGCAGGGATGAGGAGATGACCGCCCTCGCGCTCGGCCTGCATGAAAAGCTGGTCAAATCGGGTATCGACCCGCGTAGTGACGAATACTACGACCGGATCGATGCCACGATGAAAAAGCGCTTCTCCGATTATTTCGGGGATGAGCAACCCACGGAGTTTGAAGATAAACCTACTCCGCGCAAGCCCGCCAATGTCGTGGCTCCAGCTACGCGGTCTACCGCGCCGCGTCAGGTTCGCCTGACCGCATCTCAAGTTGCGCTTGCGAAGAAGCTCGGACTTACCCCTGAGCAGTACGCTCGTGAACTCATCAAGTTGGAGAATTGAAATGGCTGACAATCGCTTGTCGCGTGAGCTTGAAACTCGTGAAAACACGCAGCAGAAAAAATCTTGGACTCCCCCGCAATTGCTACCGTCTCCTACCGCTTCACCCGGTTGGCAGTATCGGTGGATTCGGACTTCGATGATGGGTCAGGCTGACCCCACGAATACGTCCGCGAAGCTCCGTGAGGGTTGGGAGCCTGTAAAGGCCGAAGACCATCCGGAATTGATGATGCAGGCCGATCCGAATTCCCGCTTCAAGGGGAACATCGAGATTGGCGGGCTGTTGCTCTGCAAGGCTCCTGAGGAACTGATGAAGCAGCGTGATGATTATTACGCCCAGCAAAATCAGGCTCAGATTGAATCTGTAGATAACAGCTTTCTTAGGACGGAAGACCGTCGCATGCCGCTCTTCAACGAGCGTCGTTCGAGTACGTCTTTCGGTAAGGGCAAATAACTTTTCTTTTTTAAGGAGCCAAAAATGGCATATCCCACGATTGACAAGCCTTACGGCTTTAAGCCAATCAATCTGATTGGTGGTCAGGTATACGCGGGTTCTACCCGTCAGTTGCCTATTGCTTACGGTTACTCGACGAACATTTTCTTTGGTGACTTTGTCGCCCTTAACCGTGGTCAGGTTGTTCGTCAGGCCATTACGACTACGGGTGCATTGAACTGGGCAGGTACGATTACTGCCGCTGCTGGTTCTTCGTATTCAACGGGTGCTGGTGCGGTTGTCGGCGGTACTCTCAATGTTGTCGGCATCTTCCTCGGCTGCACGTTCACTGACCCGGTGACCAAGCAGAAGCGTTTCTCGCAGTACTGGCCCGCCTCGACGTTGGCTGGTGACGCAGAAGCCTATATCGCTGACGACCCGGATATCTGCCTCCGCGCTGCGGTTGTGACTGCTACTGGCGGTACGACCCTTGGGTCGGTAGCCCCGGCGATGGTAGGCCAGAACCTGACGGGTTCCGACCTTGCTGGTAGCGTTGCCACGGGTAACTCGGCTAACGGTCTTGTGTACACGGCAATCACTCAGACTGTTGCTGGTGAACTTACTGCTAGCGCCAACCCGTTCCGCGTTGTGGAAGTGGTTCCTGATACGGCGGTGGTTCTGGGTACGGCGACGTACTCTTCGGGCACTTCAACTATCACTACGTCTGCTAACGTTGCCTTCGCGGTTCCTGTCGGTGCCCAGTTGTCGTGGGTTGCGCCCAACGGTCAGGTGGTCGATACGGGTTCGTTTGTGACGACGGCAATTACCGCCAACAACACGACTTCGGTTGTGTTGAGCAATGCTCCGTTGACTACTCCCGCCGCTAGCTCGGTGTTGGTATTCACGCAGTATCCGGAAGCGATTGTTAAATTCAACATTGGCACGCACGGCTACTATACGTCGCTGTCCGTCGTCTAATAGGGAGCATATAAAAAATGGCTATTTCACGCGCACAACTATTGAAGGAACTGCTCCCCGGTCTGAACGCTTTGTTCGGTCTGGAGTACAAGCAGTACGGCGAACAGCATAAGGAAATCTACGAGGTTGAAAACTCGGAACGTTCCTTTGAAGAAGAGACCAAGCTCTCTGGCTTCAGCGCCGCTCCGGTGAAGAACGAAGGTTCGGCAATTGCGTACGACAACGCGCAGGAAGCTTGGACTGCTCGTTACAACCACGAGACCATCGCTCTCGGCTTCTCCATCACGGAAGAAGCTGTTGAAGACAACCTGTACGACTCGCTGAGCAAGCGTTATACCAAGGCTCTGGCCCGTGGTATGGCGTACACGAAGCAGGTCAAGGCTGCGTCCATCCTGAACAATGCCTTCTCGGCGGCGTACACGGGCGGTGACGGCGTTGCCCTGTGCAACACGGCTCACCCGCTGGTCTCGGGCGGCACCAACAGCAACACTCCGGCTACCGCTGCCGACCTGAACGAAACGTCGCTGGAAGCGTCGGTAATTCAGATTGCCGCGTGGACGGACGAGCGTGGTCTGCTCATCGCTGCCAAGCCCCGCAAGCTTGTCGTTCCCCCGGCCCTGATGTTCGTTGCTAAGCGTCTGCTTGACACCGAACTGCGTGTCGGCACGACGGACAACGACATCAACGCCCTCAAGGCGATGGGGTCGATCGCGGAAGGCTTCACCGTCAATAACTTCCTCACGGACACCAATGCTTGGTTCTTGATGACGGACGTTCCGAACGGTCTGAAGCACTTCGTGCGCTCGCCGCTGGCGAATGGCATGGACGGCGACTTCGACACTGGCAACGTGCGTTACAAGAGCCGTGAGCGTTACAGCTTCGGTTGGAGTGACCCGTTGGGCATCTTCGGTTCGCCGGGTGCCTGATGAGACGGGGGTCGGGGCAACCTGACCCCCTCTTTATAGTTGATTATAGGCAAATATAGCCGCATCAGCCCTAGCCTAGAGGGACGGTGCACAGATGGTGCGGCTACTTGTGCATAAGGAATTTTAATCATGGGTATTGCAACGCATCTTGGCCCTTGGCTCTTGGGCACGGTTAAGAACACGACTGGCACGACTGCGGGCACGATCCGCAACGTCGGTGCTACGCACTCCATCCAGTTTAAGACTGTCGCTTACGGTGATACGACTGCCAACACGTTTTTGGCGGCTCTCCCGGCTGGCTCCTTGATCCAGTCGATGCAGTTTCTGACGACCACGGCGTACACCACCACTGCGCCTACCTTCGCGTTCTTCGTGAACGGTACGGCTATCAATAGCGCCTCTGCTCCCTCGGGCACTACGGCTGGTACTACCGGGCGTGGCGGCTTCGTGC